TCTTTTGTTTCTTGTTTTTGACTAGTATCTTCTTTTTTAGTTTCTTCTGGTGATTCCTGAACAACTTCAACTTCACCGTCTTTTTTATCTTCTTGTTTTATTTCTTCTTCTTTAAGCTCGATCTCAACAGCGTCGCCCGATGTATCTATCGGCACCATTTTATCTTGCTCTGATTGCACTTGTGGTTGCATAGACTTCTCCATGTTACATTATGTTGGGCGGTAATATATCTCTAGGATCATCAACAACCGCCAAAATTTCATCATCGTTAATTATCCTTAGCTCACCACCATCGATACGAATACGAGAACCCGCATATCTAGTTATGAGAACCCAATCACCCTCTTTACACCAAGGGCCACTAGGAAATTTTTCTTTGTCTTTGTAAGCTTCAGGGCCGGTCCTTAAAACTTTACATATATTTGTAGTCACCTGTGATTGCTCAACCGTATCATCAGTTAAGTATAGACCACCTTTTGTTTTATTTTCTAATTTTAGTGGAAACAGAACCAATCTCCAACCGGCTGGTTGAGGTACTTTTTCTAATTCATTCTTTTTTTTCTCGGCTTGTGCACCATCCCAAACATGTTTTGGTACTATTAGCTTTGGTTTAGTCATCTTCTAGCTCCGTTTTTCTAAGCAGGTCCGTGAGTTCCTGTTCTTCTTGTTTAAGTGCTGCAAGTTTACCAATCAAATATCTATAATCTGACCAGTCCTTACACAGTCCTCCTAATATAGACTGTTCCACTTGCTTTTGTCTAGCAATTAAATCGTTTTTGTAAGCTGTAAAAAAGTTTTCTAACCGCATGCCTTCATTTGATTGGCCATGGATTTAGCTCTATTAGGTGTTTGTTTTGCCCAACGACTATCGAGCATTTCGAAACTCGCCCCTATATAATTCTGTTCAGACAAACATTTCCACATATTATTAAATTTTGAAACACCTGTTCTGCCTAATTGGAATACCATCTCTATTATTAATTCTTCTGCTTTGTCATCTATTTCTAAGCAGTCTCGTTCTTCCATCAACTCTCTTGCACCACGAATAGCTTCTTGCAAATCTCTTTGTAATATCTCCATAAGAAAAGACTCTTCATATTCTTTGTCATCTTCCCAAAAATCCTCAACGCAAAGATGACCTACGCCCACGGTTCGCTTACCAAGTGTGTCGAGGTATACTTTGTTACGATACCCTTCGTGTTTCTTTACTGATTCTAATAATCTCTCTAGGTTCATTTCTTTTTAAATAGACCTATCGCACTAGAACCAGCCTTAATCCCAAAACTCGCAGAAATCGCAATGTAAAGTAAATTATGGTAATATGACGGTAGGTCTTGCAAGGCGATAAACCCTTGATGTACATGATCTTGTAAAGGCGTGAAGACTAAAACGGCTGGAAGTAGTAGGACAATGAGAGCTACCTCATCTTTCCAGCTCCCTTTCATTTGATCGACAGCGCTTTGTTCCCAGGCAACTTTACCAGCGATCTGGTCTTCTTTAAGTTTTTGAGTTGCTTTAATTGTTGTAAGTTTTAATTCTTGTTTTGCTTTTTTTGTTTCTACAAAACCCTTGACGCCGTCAGCGACGACGCCAAGTAAAGGTTTAGCTAAGAGTTGCCACATAAATTCTATATTGCTCCTATAATTGCAATAACAATTATTGCTACTATTCCAGCTTTAATCCAATCTTTCATTTTCCAGTCGGACCACTCTTTTAAGTGTTCCCAAAGATCTTTTAGTAAGTTCATACAAACCTCCTTTGTTGATAGGGTTTTATTACTTTACGCCCTTGAAAGCAACTTTTTTGATCTGAGCCTTGCTAGTCTGTCCTTTTGGACCTCCACCTTTGTTCTGTTTTACAACAAAAGGTGAGTAAACAATAGCAGCATCAGAACCAACTTTCATGTTAGGAAAAGGGTTTTTTGGTTTTACCACTTCTACTTTTGTTTTTTTAAAGTTCATTGTTAGCCTCTCTTTTTTGCAGGGCCGCCTCGCTTTAAGCCTCTAGCTTTTAATGCTGCAGTAGCTTTTGCTAGTCCGCCTTTTTTCATAAAGCCCATTTTATTTCTTACAGCTTTAGGTAGCTTTGGTAGTCCTTTATTTTTACTTGGTACTGGTTTTAATCTTTTCATTAGTGAAGTGTTACACTAGTTTTCTCGACAATCCAAGATTTATTTATTAAGTCAAATAAAACCTTGGCTTCTTCTTCTCCAAGTTCCTCCCTGAGAATGACCTTAGAGCAAGTAATTAAAGCTGCAGCAAAATCTACTAAATGAATATTATCTTTACTAGCCCTAGCTTTTACACTTTGATATATCTCAAGAGCGAGCTCTGGATTAAATACTTTATCGGTTAGATCGACCATTGATTTTAGATAACGTAACCGCTGCTCTAAGTCCAGCTATATCTTGTCTTGACTCTAGGTTGTCTTTGTTTTGTTTTTCTTTTTGTTTTAATTTTAACAAATCAACGGCTACATCGTTATCATCAGCTTTTTCTTTTCTTCTTAGTTCTGCTGCTTGCAGATCTAATTCTTTTTTACGTAATTCAACAAGACTATCTTGATCCATACCTTCCATCATTTCTTGTTCTTCAACAACCATATTGTTTGTTATGACACCAATTCTTTCAGCGATCTTACTTTCAATTTGCATTTGAAGTTGTTGCTGTTGTTCTGGTGGAAGCTGCATAGCTTGTTGTAATTGTGGTGCCATTTCTTGCATCACTTCTTCTCTCGCTTGAAAAGATACGTGTTCAGAAATATGTGCTTGTAATAAACTCATTGCACCTAAATTACTTTTCACCAACATACTAGACATGAAAGCACGATGTGCATCGATGTGTGCTTTATGTGATTGTCCTGGAAAAGCTTTTAGTGGCTTGCCTAATAACGCAATAGAATTTTCTAATGCTGGATCTGTCGGCTGTGGTTGAGGCGGTGGGGGAAGCAACGCCTCAATATTGTCCACGCCCAATGCGAGATACATACGGCGGTATGCTTCTTGCATGTTATGTTGTTCTGGATTACTTTGTGCAAGTTGCAATTGCAATTGAGCCATTGCAACTCGTTGTGACATCGAGAACATGTTCGGATCTGAAACGGGAACAACATCAATTCTATCATCAAAATCTGTTTGCTTAACTGTTTGGTTGCCACCCACGACCTGATACGGGTACTCGGGTGGCAGTGAAGTAGAAAATAATTGTGCTAATAATTTAAATTCTATTTTTTGTGCATAGTGCAATCTTTTATGAATAGCACTCATGACTTTTGCCCCCTGCTCCATTAAAGCAAGCGTTGTACCAACCGGTGCGTTTGTATTTGTTTCTGCAATTTTCATATCAGCGACGGCTGCAAATCTTTTGCCGGCGTCTACACAAAAACTTAATAGTTGAAATAATGTTTGATCGGGTCCCTTGTAAGGTAAAGGTAATAATCCTTGACGCAAATCTCCGCTTGGTGCATCAACATCTCTGAACTCTCCTGGTTGTAAAGGATTGTCATCATCTCTAATTCTAAGACCTCTTGCTTTAAAACCTGCAGGCAAGTTCGATAATGTTCCCGCGTCGATGAGTTGACGAAGCGTGGAGGTAGCCGTTCTTGATAGACCTCCAAGCATATGGATAAGACCAAAACCATAAAAGCCAAGACCAGGAAGAAACTTGTAGTGTACGAAATATTGTATTTTCTTTTTAAGTGGGTCATCTTCCTTGTAGTTTCTGTAGATAGAAAGAATTTCATTCGAACCTTCATCTATCGTTACAATGTATGGAAGCTCTATACCTGTTTCTTCTCCTGTATTCCCGTCTTTATCTTCGAAACCTTTTATGTTTAAATTGCAATGTATTTCATAAAGCGTGTATGTGTTGTTTGAGTAGTCTGTTTTCTCTACACCTTCTAAACTATTATACTTTCCTTGAATTTTAGACTCTTCGTTGCTTTCCTCTACTTCAATATCTCTATAAAATCCGTTAACTTGTAGTTTAAGTAGCTCATTTCGTGTCATTTTTACAATTTGACCTACACGTTCTGCCGTATCGAGATCCGTGGCTAGGTAATTTACAACCAAATCCTCTGCTGGCACGAATTTTGACACGCATTGTGCCTTAGTTCCGTCATAATACACTTTTTTGAACGCTGATCCTGCTAGTGGTAGGTGAAAAAGCAGCTGATCCATGTCTGGTGTGTAGTCTTCCATAACTGTTGTAATTTGATAATTCATAAAATCCTGCACTCTGTCTGCTTGAGCTACAACTTCTGGCGTTTCCATGCCTAAAATTGTTGTTTTTACCGGACCTTGCGGTGGTAACATCTCTTTGAAAGCCTGTGCTTGAAATTGTGTGACTGATTCTGCCAATAATGGGTGTGTTACACCGCTCGCGCCTTGAAATGGCTGGCTTCTTTCATCATATTTAAACCCTAAAAGATCTAAACCCTTGGTATATGAGTCTTCCCAATCGGACCGTGAATCGCGATCCGCCTTAAATTCACCGACTAAATCGCTTGCTATACCATTTAACTCGTCATCTGATAAAACTTCCGCTAAATTTTGATAAAAGTCACCGGTTATTGGTGCACGGTTCGGGTCAAAATCTACAGTTGCCCCACCATCATCCTCTTGTATAACATCAATATCATCTGCGTTAGCTTCTCTTCTCGCATCTTCGATCAATATCTCTGCTTCGGGGTTCGGTTCTTGTATTGGTTTAAAATCTGGAATCGGTTGAATTTTTTTATCTACAGCCATTATGAAATCCTAGTTGTTTTTCTTTTGCCTTTTTTCATTCTTTTAAAACCACGAGGCGTGATCAGTCCACCTTTTTTACCTTTGCTTGGTGAAATTAGTTTTGGACTAATTATAAATAATTCTGATTCTATTTCTTGAATTTTATCGTCATCTTCTGCTTCGATAGCGTCTTGATATA